GTTTCGCGGAGGAAATCTGCTTTGTCAACGATGCACTGATAAGGGCCACCGCAAATGAATGCGTCCTTGATCAGAGGGTGAGGTGCACCTTTGTGAAGAGGTACGCCTTCCCATGCATCGACAAACTTCCTCTTTTCCATCCGTCCCCACTGAGCTATCATATCGTAAGCCTCAGGTAAGGGCGGATTTGCCACGACAACGTCCGGAGTCCGTTTAACTCCCATTTCCTTTGTAGGGGCGGGTCCCAAAAAAATCGCGCGGCGGAACCAAGACTTCCTGAGGAGGTACTGAGTGGTACGCTTAGGGAGATCAGCAACACACAGAGGTCTCAGGGAGATCTCGTGTCTCATTGCGACATTAAGGATCCACGCCTGGACATCCCGGCGTAAACCCTTAATGCTGTCACACACGTCTTTCAGCATACCGTCAGCCTGCTTCTGGAAAGGTCGGAGGAAACCGAGAACAGGTTTAGGATTGAGTCCTTTACGGAGAGACGAACAAGGCTGACTGTTAAGGTCAGCCCAGTGGTCCTCTATCCCTGTCTTTTCCTCGTTAACGACGAGACCGTAGGATCCGGTTATCCTACGCCAAAGCGCAAAGAAACCTTCACTTCCGGCGAATAAACAATCATCGCCATTAAACCTGCCGATTCTTCTCTCGCCCTCTCCGTGATAGATATCGGTGGCTATATCGAAACACGCCTTGTTCAGCAAACACAGAAGAGGAAAACTTACCAAGTTTCCCATCATTGACCCCCTTTTAATGGGGTGCTGTGTTGCGTGATGGCGGTCTTCGACATCAAGATCACAATAGCCACTACCTACCCAACGGAGATTCGTAAAAGAACCGACAAGTACCTTTCTTTCCTCCTCGCTCAAGAAGCACGATTCCGCGAGAACGTCAACAATGGCGGTCACGGCTTCATGGTAGATATTGTCAGTGGCTGCAGTATAGTCACCACTTATTACCTTTTCGCCTTTCCGCACGTCATTGAAGACGGCCTCGAAGTCCTCGCGCGAGACGTCACCTCTTACCAGCCAACCTGATTTGCTCAGGTGATCGTAAAGAGTCTCGTGAATCGGTCGGAGTATTTTCTTTACCCTTGCGGACTGCATAGTAACAGTCCTGAACTTTCCCTTAGTTTTTGCGATTCCCCGTCTGACCAATGAGTCATCAAACGAGTACCGACTAGGGCTAGTTCCCAAGGTACCTCCTTCCAATTTCGTAGTCTCTAAACATCCCTGCTGGTCAGGCACGTAAACCCCACGATCCCTACAATCGGACGGGCCGTAGGCCTCGTCCCCCACATTTTTTTTATGTTTTTCCAATTCTTTTCCCCATCCGCCGGCAAGTTCGCGGACACGTCGCTTAAGGAGACCGATGGGATCAAGATCCCAATCGGCCAGAGGCATTCGCGCCTCTTTCGCCACGTGCCGCTCCCACGCCTCAGCTGACTTCCTAGAAGCAACGGCGTCACACGGTCTGCAGTCGAAATCGAAAATCCTCTTACTCCCCTTGATTATCGATTTCAATTTTTCTAATCTATTTTTTTTTCCCCTTCCTTTTTCTGCAAACCGGGATATCGCGCTGGTCGTCCAACTATCCCACTCCCGCCTAAGCTGGTGGCAGTCTTTCCCCACGAACGTGGGTTTATCACCTAGGAATCCAAATTCCATGCAGATGATGAAAGACGCCTTGCTCAAGGCATTGACTAAGGACCCTGTTGCTGCGCAACGGGCTGGTTTACGAGGTACCTGGGTTTTATCCCTCTTCCCTCGAAGGTCCTGTGTCCCGTTTGATTTCGTCATGAACGTTACAAACAGTCCCTGGC